TAAAGAAATAGACTTGATTGAGGTTACCTATACGGAAAAGAACTATATCCACTACTGCATTTTTACTAAAGAAGGCGACTCTAAGCTTGTTGAACGAGATTTAAAAAGTTTCCCGTGGGTTGTTAGTCGATACATGAAAGCAAGCAACGAGCGTTATGGTCGGGGTCCCGTGCTGTATGCCCTGCCGGACATTAAAACGCTTAACAAGGTTGTTGAACTAACACTTAAAAACGCCAGTATATCAATCGGCGGTGTCTTCACAGCTGTCGATGATGGAGTTTTAAACCCACAAGCTATTTCAATTGTACCTGGAGCAGTGATTGGTGTCTCCTCAAACGGTGGGCCAAGAGGTCCATCCCTTCAACCTCTTCCGAGAAGTGGAGATGCCAATACCAGCCAAATACTAACAAATGATTTGCGTATGCAAATAAAGCAAACTCTGCTTGATACCTCATTGCCCCCAGATAATATGTCAGCGAGGTCAGCAACTGAGATTGTTGAGAGGATGAAGGAACTGTCACAGAATATGGGTGCAGCTTTTGGACGACTAATTTCTGAGACAATGTATCCAATTGTTCGACGAACGCTTGAGCTTATGGATGAATTAGGAATGATTGACTTACCGTTAAAGGTAAATGGATTACAGGTTAATGTTACACCAATATCGCCTCTAGCAATGGCTTCCAACATGGATAAAATTAACGAGGTTATGCAATTCTTACAGATTTCTCAAGCATTAGGTCAGACAGGTCAAACGCTTGTTAAGATGGACGCGGTCGGTGATTACATCGCGGACCAACTTGGAATACCAGCAAACCTGAGAACAACACCAGAAGAGCGCCAAGCAATGCAAGAGCAAATGGCAGCACAAGCTGAAGCTATGATGGCTGCACAAATGGCGCAAGCCGGTGGTGAAGCACCACCACAACAAGGAGAGCAACCTGTATGAACCAAGCAGAACGCATTAGGAGCATAAACGATATCGGTTGGGACGGCGTTGATGCGTCCCCTACCCTAAAATTTGAGAATAAAGACCTCCAGCAAGAGCTTGATATGCTGTTTAAGCGAACATTTACAAGCGAAAGTGGAATTAAAGTTCTTCAACATTTAGAGAGCATAACACTAGACCAACCTTCTTGGGTGCCAGGTGCTGATAGTAGCTATGGTTTTAGCCGTGAGGGTCAAAATAGTTTAGTGCGCGAAATCAAGCAAAGGATGAAAAGAGCAGATGAACGAACAGGTTGAGCAAATACAAGAAGAAACAGCTGCGCCAATGCCCAATGGCTTAATGGACGGCGTTAAAAGTGAAGATACTGAGGCAGCAAATGAAGAAGAACTGTTAGCGCCGCACTTAGAAGAAGGCGAGGAAGAGGCAAAAGAAGCTGAGCCGCTGGAACGCCCTGACTGGTTTCCTGAGAAATTCTGGAATGAAGAAGATGGCTTTGAGTTAGAAAAAATGACTAAGTCATATGAAAGCCTAGAAAAAGCATTTAGCCAGGGTAAGCATAAAGCACCAAAAGAGTATGATACAAAGGTTCTTGATGATGCAGGGTTTCAAAAAGAAGACCCAATGGTCGATGCGTATTTAGGTTGGGCCAAGAAATTTGGTGTTAATCAGGCAGCGTTTGACGAGCTTGCCGGAACAATAGCCGAAATTGGTGGTGAAAACACGGCACAAATCCAGCAAGATTATGAAACAGAGATTAAAGCTCTTGGTCAAAATGCAAATGAAATTATCCAGAGCAATGTGAATTGGTCTGATGGTTTGTTGCGAAAAGGTGTTATTACTGAGGCTCAACGTGCGGAGATAAATGTTTGGGGCGGCACAGCTGAAGGGCAGCGTTTGCTGCAAACAATGCGTAGCCTTACAGGTGATATGACGCAAATGCCAACAATAGCTGTCAGTGATGAGGCGTTAAGCGAGTCTGATTTCCAAGCAGAAATTGACTCTATGATGGCTGACCCTCGCTACGGTTCAGACCCCAAATTTAGTAATGATGTTGCTCGAAAAATTTACAGAAGGCGTGGCGAAAGCTTCCCTGGATAACTTTTATAGTTTAGGTTCTTTACAAAACACGCGTTTTAGTATAACGAAATAATAACTGATAACCTTTTGGCCAGTTGTGAAACACATTCACCAGGCCGGAGCCTTCTCCGACAACCAGGTTCATTTTGAAACTTTAATGGAGAAGTAATATGAGTACAGGACTCAGTACAGCCTTCGTCCAACTTTTTGACTCTGAGGTCAAGCAAGCTTACCAAGCTACCTCAAAGCTCCAAGGAGTTTGTCGGATGCGTAACGGTGTTGTCGGAAGCACTGTAAACTTTCCGAGCGTGGGTAAAGGCACTGCAAGTGTTCGAACCCCACAAACAGATGTTGTTCCTCTGAACACAGCTTTTGCAACTGTATCTGCCACAATGACAGACTACATTGCAGCTGAGTATTCAGACATTTTCAATCAGCAAAAAGTTAACTTCGACGAACGTCGAGAATTAGCCGAGCTAGTTGGTAATGCTATTGGACGACGACAAGACCAAATCATCCTTGATGCTATCGCAGCAGCAACCGCTGGAACCACCGTTGCAAACACGGTTGTAACTAGTGGCAGCGCTGCGGCTTCAGACATGAATGTTGGAAAAATCATAGCGGCTGCGAAAGCACTTAACGCTGCAAATGTTCCAGCGGCGGATAGGCATTTGGTTATGCACGCTAATGGTCTAGCATCTTTGCTTGCTGACGAAAGAGCCGTAAGCGCAGATTATGCGTCTATCAAAGCTCTGTCTCAAGGCGGTGGAAATGTTGGTTCCTTCATGGGATTCACAATCCACGTTCTAGGCGATATGGACGAGGGTGGAGTAGCAATAGACGGTTCTAGTGACCGAACAAACTTTGCTTTCCATAAATCGGCTATAGGCTGTGGCGTGGGAATGGCTCCTTCAACCAAAATCGACTTTATTCCAGAAAAAACATCTTTTCTTGTTGCTTCTACCCTTTCAATGGGTGCGGTTGCAATCGATGCAAATGGAATCGTTGATATAACAACAAGGGAGTCATAATCATGGCATTTGCAAGAGCCGGCTGGGGACCAATAGGCGGTCAATCCCTTAAAGGAAAAGTCCCTGCGATGTGGAGTTACACATCAACTGACGCAAAAACAGTTATTGATGGAGCAGGTTATTTTAACGATGTTTCAGACGATGTGACTGTTGGCGACATTATCTACTCATGGGCATCTACTGGAGGAACAGCAACTGCGAGTTGGCACGTTGTCGTTTCTAACGCTTCTGGAGTAGTGGATTGCGGAGATGGGGTCACTATCGCAGTGACCGATTCCGACTAAAGAATGTGGTGGGGGCGGTCTTCCGCCCCTTCCCTCTTTTTATTTTAGGAGAAGAATATGGCAGCTGGTGATTCAAGTGTAGGAATTGTTAACAAAGCGTTACTTCTTCTAGGAGCCGAACCGATTACTTCTTTCACAGACGGTTCAGCTGCCGGTGCTGCGGCAAACACAATTTATAATGAAGTAAAACTAACGACACTTGGAATGTATCCTTGGTCCTTTACAATAAGCAAAGGTACTTTAGCACGTTCGACAACAACTCCCAATAATGAGTGGACGTACGAATATACACTGCCAAACGATATGCTCACTGGTGTTCCTAGAGCTGTTCGTTCTTCCTCAATAGCTGGTGCTGGAATTGTTAAGGGTTGGGAAATTGGACAATCCACAGATGGCAATACTGTTTTGTTTACCGAAGAAACTGAAGTTCATATTGATTACCAAAAATCTGTGGGTGAAGGCTCTATGCCAACGTATTTTGTACAATTACTTGCGTATCAAATGGCGTGGCATCTAGCGGAAGTTATAACAGACCAAACTACAAAGATGGAGCATTGGAAAGCCGTGGCGATTGGTACGCCTGGCGAAGGGATGAGGGGTGGGTTTTTTAGGCAAGCTGCCAATATAGACTCAGCCGGTCAAACACCTCAAGTAATATCTGATTATATGTTAGTGGATGTCAGATGAGCAGAGTACAGCAATACCAAGCTGGCTTTACTACAGGTGAGTTAGACCCATTACTCCGTGGGCGAATTGACCTTGAGCAATATTATTCGTCCGTAGCAACAGCTGATAACGTGTTGTTTGAACCGCAGGGTGGCGTATCCCGAAGACCTGGGACTAAATTTTGCTTTGATGCAACAGCTGACAATGCGTCGAACGGCACGATACTTATTCCCTTTGAGTTCTCAACCACGCAAAACCTAATGATATTAGCGTCTGCCTACAATACAGCTTCAACAATACGCTTTAGATTCTTTATCAATGGTGTTGTACAAACAAACATCAATGGAAGTGGAAATGATTATTTGGACAGAGCAGTAGGTACGCTGTATTCTGTGTCTGCTTTTGATATTTCTAAGCTTTATTTCACGCAGAATATGGATACTTTGGTTTTTACCCATGAAAATTTTATACCGTTTACACTGACGCGAGGTGCAAACAACTCAACGTGGACGCTAACAAGTTTAGATTTTACCACAGCCCCAGAAAAAAACGCACCCTACTATGTGTTTACTGAAAGCATTTCTCAACCTTCTGCTACGCTTACACCCTCGGCTGTCTCTGGCTCAATAACTCTTACTGCATCAGCTGGGGTTTTTAGCAGTATTAACAATCAAAGAATACGAGCTAAAACTGGCTTTGGCATTGCCAAGATAATTTCTCTGCAAAGTAGTACGGTTGCTAATGCAATTACTGAAGTTCCCTTTATGTCTACGGCTGCGATTGCGTCGGGAGATTGGGACTTAGTAACGGGCTGGGAGTCAGCTTTTAGTGCAACCCGTGGTTGGCCTCGTACTTGTACATTCCACGAAGGACGGCTTTATTTTGGTGGAACAGCACAATTACCGGCGACCTTGTTTGGTAGTAAAATAAGTGATTTTTATAATTTCTCACAGGCTGAAGCCTTAGACGATGATGCAATTATGGTGACGCTAAATACGGATTCCGTAAATGCAATTACTGCCATGCGGTCTGGTCGAGACTTACAAATTTTTACAACGGGTGGTGAGTTCTTTATTCCTCAATCGAACCTCGACCCTATTACACCGGCAAACATTGTAGTGAAATCCACAACCAGACGCGGTTCTAAACCTGGCATTCGGCCTCAAGCCGCTGAAGGTGGTACACTTTTTATTCAGCGCCAAGGTAAAGCGTTACGCGAAATGATTTTTTCAGACACTGAAATATCCTATGTGGCGAACAACATTAGTCTACTTTCCTCCCACCTGATAGTTGACCCACAAAGGATGGCCCTGAGAGCCGCTACAGACACTACTGAGGGCGACTTGCTCCTTATCGTCAATGGCAGTGACTCAACTGGCTACAGGGCCGCTTCAACGGGTTTTACAGGAACCCTCGCAGCTTTCATGTTGAACCGAGGACAACAAATAGTGGCCCCGTCAACGTGGACAACCGATGGTGATTTTGTAGATGTCGGCGTTGATATAGACCAAATTTATACTGTTGTGAAACGAACCATCGGGGGAGCTGCAAAATACTATGTCGAAGTTTTTGATGATGATAGAACAACGGATAGTGCAATACAGTATTATACAAGCCCTGTATCTCCCGACCAGGCAAAGCCGAGCAACACAACAGCCGGTGGATTAGCGCATTTAAACGGAGAAGTTGTTAAGATAATTAGAGATGATATTGTGGATGCTGATTTTACGGTGTCCGGCGGTAATGCAACTCTTGGCGGCGTGCCATCTGTCTATGCAGAAGTTGGGTTAAACTATACGATTACACTGACAACAAACCCCTTTGAGCCAAGGCTTCCTTCGGGAACAGTGGCATCACAAAAACGCAGAGTGCTAGAGGTAACTCCTCGCCTGTATCGTTCACAAAATATTACAATTAATTCTAGGACTATTCCTCTGCAAACCTTGCCTATTAGTGGCTTGGGTAAAGTGCCAACGTTTACTGGCCTCAAAAAAACAAAGGGATTTCTGGGATATTCCACGGATGCACAAATAACAATTAGCCAAGACCAGCCGGTATTTTTTACGGTCTTGGCCCTAGATTTTAAAGTGAGTATTTAATGACCGCAGTTTTATCAACAATAGGAACAGTGGCTGGCACGTTGTTACAGTCAAACGCAGAAGCAGCGCAGTATGAAGCCGAAGCACAACAGGCAATCGTTCAAAGCCGCGTATCGGCTCTTAATTATGAACGAGAAAGCAACGCAATTAAAGAACGTGTTTTAGCAAATATCGCCAGCAGTGCTGCTAGGTCAGCTAGTGGTGGTATTTCTCCTTATGAAAGTGGGTCAAGCGGTCATTATCTTAATCTAGCAAGTTTATCCGCAGCTTCTACAGATAGTCGAATAGCGCTGAACAATGCAGAAATAGCTCGCAAAATGGGTAAATTCCAAGAAGCTCAGTATTTCTCCGCAGCTCGTACAACACGCCGATTTGGTAAAATTGCTGCTGTTACTAAAGGCGCTATAAACATTCAAGAAATGGCTAGTTATTCTGGGGGAGCACAAAAGTAATGGCGCGTAACAGTCCATATCAACGAGCTAGAATGGGTCTATCGGTTCCTAAGATAGATTTTGCCGCAAGCAAGGCAACAGCGCGTGGGTTTGCTAATCTTACACAAGCGCTCGACCGTATGACCTCGCAGATAATGGACCGTGAAAAAATAAAAGCTAAAGCAGCTGGAGAAGATTACGGTGCAGAAAATGCCCCAACAAACAAGCAAATTGAAGACGCGTTTAAAACGGGTGAAGATGTTACAATACCTGGAGATAAAGGCGGTTCTCTCTTTGAGCGCTCCGCTTATGCGTCCGGAGCCCAAGTTATTTCAGACCAAATTTCAGTACTAGCTAGAAAAACTATTTCGGAAAAAGTAAACGAAGCAAACTTAAATGAGCATCCACCTAGCTGGCTTTTAAACGAAATAAACATTATTACTGATGGTTATTTTAAAACCCTTGATGAAACAGACCCAAAATTAGCAAAAGGGTTTAGAGCCGAAACAGCTGCCATTGGTAATTCTCAATATAATGCGTATTCAAAGCTTTATATCGCGCAAATTAAAGTAAAAGATAAAGCTATTTTCGAGTCTGGTCTTGATACAGAATACAATAAAATTCTGCCGCGTCTTTTTGATATGGGTATTAACGTAAGTGCAGACCCTAACGATGAATTTTTTGTGCCAGCAACTGTTAATTTAATAAACGGTTTAAAGCAAAGAACAATAGATGCGGCTGTTAGAGCTGGTTACACTCGAAGTGAAATTATTGGTTTAAGAACTGAATATGATAAAAGAATACAAGAGGCCGCTACAGCTTATATTGGCGATGCAATAAGGGACTCAGACGATAAGTTTGGAATGTACACAGATATTTTAGATGGAAATGTTTCGGCAAACTTAAAAGTTGCGTTAGACATTGCCGATAATGGTATAAAAGGTTCAGCCGAAAAAGCTGCTAGAGATGCTTGGACGCAAAGTTACGAAGATGAAAGTTTTGTTGAACAACAAAAAAAGAAATTCCGCACTCAACTTATGGATGAGGTAAATGACAAATTAGTTCCAAGCTTAAAAATAATGGCAATAGACCCTGTTGTTGGAACTGAAGAATATTTGGAAGTAATAGACTCCTACATGGAGCGCATCCCAGAATTAGCCTCAGAACTTTTAGTGTTACGAGAAAAAGTAACAAGTCTAACCGCAAACGGAAACGTATTTAATATTCCGATTAAGTCAAACGATTCAACTATAGCAGAATTAGAAATCATGTTAAGTTCGCAGAACGCTGTTGGAACTGGTGATAATCAAATAAACCTAGCAATGTTACAAGGTTTATTCTTGGATTCCAGATTAACCACCGAAGATTTTTCTAAATATTCAGACATTATTCGAGCAAGAATGAATACTGATTTTTCCAATGCAATGAAAACTGCCAGAGGTCGATTACAAATCCCAGATGGTATGATATTCGATTTTGGACCAAACAATGATTACAAAGACAGAATGAATAAGTTGGGTGAAATTGAAGCAGATATGCTCAAGGCTCAACGAACTGACCCTAACTTCATTGCTTCAGAATGGATGGATGCAAACTTAAGTCAGTATATAGAATCTACAGATGATGAAGAGGTAAAAGCGCTTCAAAATTTATTGGATGATAATGACCGTACAAAAAAACAATTAGAACAAGAGTTAAACGGTAAAATAAACAAACAACGACGCGAAGAAATAAATAGAATATTTCGGGCTGCGTTGGATGACCGTACGACAAAAAAGGATAATTGGTTTGACTGACGATTGGACAAAAACACTTATTGAAATGAAATCAGAAATACCTCCTGATTTTATGTACCGTGACCCTATTACAGGCGATGCGACAAACGGATATGGGGAAATACCTTTGCCTTGGGGTGAGTATCCAGAAGGTATGGACGTTGATGGTGAAGAAGCTGCGGCATATGATTTAAACCGTGGTCGTATATTAATGATACCCTCTCAGACTTTTGACCAACAAAACTTAGGAAAGATTGTTGCTCAAGAGCAAGGCACAGAACTAAACGACCCTCATTTTATAACAGCATCGCGTATTTTACATGATTATTTAAATGACTACAAAACTGAGAATTTTGTTAGAAGTGAAAATAACACTGGAACATTTGCTAATGTTAATGAGTCTAATGTTTACCGTGTAGCAGCTGAAGAGGCAAACACTCCCGAAGTTGAAAATTCTGAATATTATGCAAATTGGGGTCATAGTTTTATGAACCGTTTTAATATGAACTTAACGGCAATGGGAGTAAATACGGCTCAATTATATGATGCCCCTCCTGGTGTTCATCGAGCTATGTATTATTTGTTAGAGACTTTTGACCGTGAAGGAATGACGGCTGGTAATATTGCTAAAGGTTTTGGCAATTTAGCAATGGACCCCTTTTCTTGGGTTGGGCTTTCAACACTTGGATTTGGTGTGCTAGGAAAAGCTGGATTAAAAAAAGTAACCAAAGAAACATTGTCGGCATTTTTACAGGACTCTATGTCAAAGAACGCTGGTAAACTTGCTATCTCTATTGCAAAAGCGCCAAAATCAGCAATTGGGTTAGAGGGTGGTTTTTATACTGCTGCCGACAATCTTATGAGACAGAATGTTGCAATACAAGCAAATCAACAAGATGGCCCTAACTATGCTGAAGCTGCCGCAATGTTTGGCTTGGGATTAGGCGGCGGCAATGTTTTAAAGAATGTTATGGATGTAGCGCCAAGGGCAGTAAGTTCAGCGGTCAATACAACAAAAAATAAATTAAGTGATATGGGCGAAAACGCACAAGCACGCCTTGATGCTAACGAAAACACTACAACTCTTTCATCGATGGGTGGCGGTGAGATTGATAAAGCAATAGATACTGGCATTGCTAAAGTAGGACAGAGGTTTGCTGATTCCCAAGCCCGATACTTTGAGACAGGTCGCTTTGAACCACCTACAGCTGAAGCGCCGGTATCGATTGTAAAACCAACTGAGGCAGAACCTGGCATTATAGCGTTTCATGGCTCTGGAGCAGATTTCGATAAATTTGAACTTAGTATGATTGGAACAGGCGAAGGCAACCAAGCTTTTGGTTACGGCCTTTATTTTACTGATAACGAGGACATAGCTAAGTTTTATAAAGACAGTATGCAAAAAGAGCGCAGCTATATAAAATTAGATGGAAAAGAATTAAGTGTTTTCACTACGGATAATAAAGAAAAATTTTCTGAATATATAAAAAATAATTTTTCAGAAGATAATTATGCCGATGTTTTGTTAGTATTAAGTAATTTAGGACAAAGAATTGTTTCAATAGATGACGCAGACCAAGTGGCGTTTAGCTCTATAAGTCCAATTCAAGAACAAATTTATAAAAAATTAAAAAAAGACATTACTGAGCCAGGCAAAATCTACAAAGTCGGCCTTGCTCCGCAGCTAGATGAACTTATTGATTATGATGCACCATTAAGCGGTCAAACTGACAACGTAAGAAAATTATTAGAACCAATTTATGAAAAATATGGTGTTGCTGAAACAGATGATTTTGCAACCTTACAAAGTAGTATCCCAAGATTAATGTCGCAAAGTATGCTTTCTGAAGAACTATCAAACGCCGGACTAAAAGGCATCAAATATCGTTCCTCAAACAGTCGAACTCAGTCAACTGGGGATGCTAACCCAGAACAAAATTACGTTATATTTGATGACAGTATGATTAAAATTATGGAGAAATATGGCATTGTCGGGCCAGTTGCAATCACAAGTCTAGCGGCTTCAAAAGGTAGGGAACAAGATGGCAATTAACAGAGAAACCTTGATAGAAGAAGAAGTTCCGCTAACAGACGTAAATGCGGATGCTGATGCTATTGCTTTAGATTCTGGGCTAGATTTGATTGACGAAACAGAGCAGCCACCCGTTGAGGTTGCTATGGGCAGAGTTCCACAAAAGATTGGTGAGAATACCGCTCAAAAGGTAGGCGATGCCATAAACCGTCCAGTGAGAAGACAAGGGGAAAATCCTCTAGCAACATCTACTAAAAAAGTTCCGCTTGCAGACCCGTTGGTTAAAACGGATGGTGGTAAAGTTTACATTAGACCCATCTCAGAAGAAGAGAGAATGTCTATTGATACATTTTCAAAGGTAGACCCGGACTTTAAATTAGTTATTCCTAACCTAAAAATGATAGCAGAAGCAGCTGCTAAAGACCCAGATAACGCTGTTGAGGCAAGTACAGCTGAATTGCAAAAATTAATTGGTGCTATTTTTGAAACATATAAGGCAACGCCGTTTAGAGATGGTACTTGGTTAAGACAAAATAGAACACTTAAAGACGTTGTTAAAGAAGCTGAAAACATTGACGCGGTTGATATATTTTTACAATTACTTCAGCGTGAGCCAGGGGCTAGAACTTTTACACCAGCTGAGAACTTTGCAGCGTCTAAGGTTGTTGTTTCAATAGCTGCACAAGTTTTAGACGCTAAAAAAGCTTACAGGTTATCAGGAAAAGCTAACGATAAAGCAAAATACGCACAGCTCATAGCCCTACAAGCAGCATCTCAAATGCAATTAGCTGGTTTAAAATCTGACGCTGGTTTTGCTTTTGTTGCTCAGAAAATAATAGTAACGCCATCCAAAGCGTATATGGACCAAATGCAAGCGATATTAGAACGCGCTGGCCCTGATGGACCTCAAATTAATAAAAGACCACCTGGTGCAACAGCTGAGATTGATGAAACAAACCAAGGCATATATTTTGAGCAATGGGGTGGCGAAAACAAAGTAAACGAATTTATCTCAATGTATGAATCATTGCCTGATGAGCGAACAAAGATGATGTTTGCAAGAGGCGTTGTGTCTAAGTTTGGCGCTGTAATGACAGAAATTTATACATCGGCTTTATTATCTAACCCCCTCACCCATGCGTATAACGCAGCTGGTAATGGCGTAATGATGGAGCTGCAAGTTTTTGATAAACTTATAAGCTCAATGGTTCATTTAAATCCTAACGAAGCACGCCAAGCCCTTGCAATGCTAACAGCTCAAGCCAAATATATGCCTCAAGCTTTACGCGCTGGTTGGTTTGCTCTTAAGCATGAAAGGTCAATGTCTGGTGGAATTAACTCCAAATTTGACAACCAAATGAATGTTATCAGCGCAAAGGGCTTTAATTTGCGACGACGAGGTGATGGTGGAGAAGGCAAAGAGGCAGCAGCTGCGCTGTTCCTTGACGGTTTTGGCGCTCTTATGAGGCTCCAAGGATTTAGACCAATGATAGCCGCTGATGAGTTTTTTAAGACACTTGGTCGTGGTATGGAAATGGAACGAATGGGCGTAGAAGCTCAATCAGCAGCGTATAGAGCTGCAATGGAAACTGGAGCTACAAAAAAACAAGCACAAGAAGCAAGTTTAGAAGCGTATTTTAAAACACTTCACAGCCCAGAAGCATACGACAGTGGTCAAGACTTTGCTAAAATGATTACTTTTCAAGATGATTTGCCTCCATTGTTTGATAACTTAACTGGATTTTTTAACAACCCGATTGTGAAAATTTTTGCACCATTTTACAAAACACCAACGCAAATTGTTCGTAGAATAGGTGAGCGAAGTCCTCTTATAATTCCTATAGATTTACTTACAAAAAAGAATTTAATAGCAAAAGGTCCAGAAGGACGAGCTGCGCGAACAAAATTAATAACAGGTTCTGCGTTGGGAACTACTCTTATTTATACGGCAAAGGGCGGTACGTCAGATGATGTTACTTTTACCGGTTATGGACCAACAGACAAAAATGTTAGAAAACGATGGCTTGAAAATCATAAGCCATACTCTATTGGCGTTCGTCAGGATAATGGTTCGTGGACTTGGATTTCGTATGAGCGTTATGACCCCATTGCTGGTGTTATGGCGATGGCAGCTGACGCAGCTGATGCGTTAGAATTATCTGAAGAGCCAGAACTTAATGGTGCGCTGCACACAAATCTAGCATATGCAACATCTCGCTATGTTACTTCGGCGTTACCAATGACGCAATTTATAGGAGAATTTTTACATCTTGCTGGTAGTAGCTTTGAGTCAGGTGAAAAAAAAGCAGAACGAATAACACAGCTTTTATCTAAACAAATTGGAAATTACGGATTAACGGTCGGACAGCACGCTATAACATTTGGGCAAGGTAGTAACTCATTGAGTGGATGGCTAGAACGAACATACTTTGACCCTGCGTCAAGCAGTACAACGCCTCACGACCAATACCCTGACTTTATGAGGAATACGAATACTCATATGCAGCCTGTTCTAAGAGGTTTTTACGAGGCTTATAATCTTATTAACTCCAGAATACCTGGTAGAAGCAATTCCCTACCCTCTAAGAAAAACCGTTGGTATGAAGAGCAAATCTCAACGGCATACACAATGGATGATGGTTCTCCTAGAGCAAACAAATGGCAAGCGTATTTTCCATTTAAAGCAATAAATCTGCCTGGCAAAGACCTTTTAAACAACGAGCTAGAAAGTTTAGGTATAGGTTTAAAGATGCTTAGCAATACGATGGGTGAACCAATGGTAAAGTTAAACGCCGAACAGTATGATAGATATATAGAGCTTTATAATTATCCAGGGCGAAGTAAGTTTCCAGAAGTATTAACAAAAAAAGAAAAAAACTTAACCGCATATGGAACTTATATGGATTTGTTAAGTCCAAACACTAAATTAAACAAAGCGTATATGATGGCTAAAGTACCTGGCGATAAAGTAAAGATGTTAAGAAGTATTGATTCAGATTTTAAACGTATTGCTAAAAAATTAATGATACTAGAATATCCTGAGTTAAGAGCGTTAATGACAAAGCGAGATAAATTTAACGAATATTCCGGGGTAAATCCAATCAGTTTAGGTAAGCCAACGGACGCTGAGTTAAATAGAGCTAATAGAGAAATTAACGAAGTATTAGACCAATCTAGATGACAAAGGTTTAAAAATAGTGTACAGAACCAAAACTATAAGAGGTAAATAAAATGGCAACTTTTGATGTAACAGACGTTCTACGACGGACCCAAGCTACTGGCAACGGCTCCACAACGAGCTTTGCTTTCTCATTTAGAGTAAATAATACCTCCGATGTTAAAGTCTATGTTGACTCAACGCTAAAAACGGAAAGCTCACATTACTCAGTGCAGGACGGTTCGGGTGGTGCTGGTTTAGCAGCAAATGGAACGGGCGCGGTCGTGTTTGGTTCTGCACCGGCAAGCGACGCAATTGTTACAATACTCTCAGATGTGCCTCTGTCGCGTACTGGTGTCTATACATCAGGTGGTACGATTACGGCTGCGGCTTTAGAAACAGACTTTGACTCTTTAACAATGGCTTTAGGCGACAGAGAAGAGCGCGACGCACGCAGTTTAATGGCACCTGTAAACGATACTACAAGTGTTGATATGACGCTTCCAGCTAAAGCGACAAGAGCCGGTAAAGTACTTGGTTTTAATGCCTCTACAGGTAATCCAGAAGCTGGCCCAAGTATAACGGATGTACAAACATTATCGGCTGTAACAGCTTCGATTGCTTTACTTGGTACGAGTGACGCTGTTTCCGATATGAATACTTTAGCTACATCGGCAATCGTTGAGGATATGAACCTACTAGCTACTTCTGCCGTTATAGAAGATATGGGCTTGCTTGCTACGTCTGCGGTCATTGAGGACATGGGCTTACTTGCTACCTCTGCTGTTATCGAGGACATGGGGCTGTTAGGTACATCTGCAAATGTAACGGCAATGGGTTTGTTAGGAACATCGGCAGTCATTGAGGACATGGGTATATTATCTGCAAGTGCAGTTATAGCAGATATGGCAATTTTAGCTACTACAGATATAGTTGCAGACATGGCATTGCTTGCTAACAGTGATGTAATTGCTGATATGAATACCTTAGCAACATCTGATATTGTGAGTGACCTTAACACATTAGCTACATCTGATATTGTTAGTGATATAAATACGCTTGCTACAAGCGATATAGTCTCTGATTTAAACACGCTTGCTACTTCCGATATTGTAAGTGATATGAATACATTGGCTACTTCTGATATAGTAAGTGACATTAATACTTTAGCTACTAGTGACATTGTTTCTGACTTAAACACTTTAGCTACGAGTGACATTGTTACCGATTTAAATTTATTAGCTACAAGTGCAATTGTAGAAGATTTAGGTTTACTTGCTACTAGTTCAGTTATTGCTGATATGGCATCATTGGCTGGGTCAGGTGCTAATCCTAATATAACTAGCGTTACTGCTTCTGGCACAATACAGTTTGGTTCTCTTTCAGATGGCACTGTTACTATTACAGATATAGCTGATGAAGATAATATGGCTTCAAACTCAGCAGTTAAGCTAGCTACACAGCAATCTATCAAAGCTTATGCAGATTCTCTTGCTCTTAGCCTTATTGACGAAGATAACATGGCAAGTAACTCTGCAACTCGACCACCATCTCAACAGTCTGTAAAAGCTTATGTCGATGCAAATGCAGCAGATTTTTCTTCAGATGTTACATTTCAAACAGGAGCTGATTTAATTACATCATCGGCAGGAACTAGCAATTTAAGACTTGGTGTAAATGCTGGTAACTCAATACAATCTGGCGGTAATTACAACGTGGTCGTGGGTGATGAAGCTGGTACTGCGATTACTACAGGGGATGATAATAGTTTTGTAGGTTATGCGTCAGGTGATGCTACAACTACAGGTTATTCTAACACAGCAGTTGGTAAGAATGCTTTAACGGCTAACACTACAGGACATAGAAATTCTGCTTTTGGTAAAGATTCTTTAGACGCTAATACAACTGGTTATTATAATACAGCCGTTGGTGAGTCTAGTATGGGAGCAAATACTGAAGGCCATTCAAATACTGCGGCTGGGCATGAAGCCTTATTAGCAAACACTACAGGAGATGAAAATGTTGCTGTTGGAAATGGTGCTTTAACAACTAATACCACAGCAGGTAACAATACGGCTGTTGGTACTAATGCATTAAGACTAACTACAACTGGTGCTAACAACGTAGCTGTTGGTAAGAGTGCTTTAGATGCTAACACTACAGGTTCTTACAACACGGCTCTGGGGGGAAGCGCACTTACAAGTACTACCACTTCAGCAGAAAATACAGCGGTTGGATTTCAGTCAGGATTCACAAATGTAACAGGTGCTGGACTTACTACGTTAGGAACTAAAGCTGGATATTATAGCACAGCAGATAATAATAC